AGCTGGTTCAATTAGGAGACTACGCTGCTAAAGAGGTGTTTGACTGGGGGATGCAGCTTGCCAAGACCAGATATACCGAATATCACTACGCTAAATGGATGGGCAAAGAAGGAGCAAGAGAGGTGATAGAGCTTATTCAGGATGACTTTGAGAGTGGATCTGAGGTTAAGATAATCGCTGGAAAGTCGTTGCCAGTTGATGATGAATTCAAATTTGAACAGGCACAGAACGATGTTAAGGACGAAATTATCTCTCCGGCTGATTATTTAGAAATAGCTCAATATGATGATGCTAAGGAACTAGCCCAGAATGCGGTTAAATATAAGATCAATCCTGTGGTTGCTACGGGAATAACACCAGAGGAAGCGGCAAAGATTGCGCCTCCTGAACAGAAGGAAGAGAAACCACCTAATGTTTCGATAAATTATGGCGATCTACCACCGGATGCGCAGGTTCAGTTGCTGGCACAGATAGGCATTCAGGCTAGCCCCGATCTTCTTGTAGCCGAAAAGATGGCAGAACAGAATAAAGAGAACGAAGAGCTAGCGTTGAAACGCCAGGCTCAAGAACACGGCCAGAAGATGGCAGAGAAAACAATAGATCAGAAGGGTAATCAGAAAGCACCAGAAAAAAAGAAGAAATAGTGATTAGACTTTGGGGGTTTATACCCCTAGAGATTTGACCATTAATAGACCAAGCAATTCCGTGGCAGTCGAAAGACCAAGCCGTGGAAGGGGCAGTCAATTTTATATGGACCCAAATGAAGAATCTATCGACGTTGCTCACAGTGAAGAATCTGATATGGAGGATTCACCAAGTGAGGAAACGAAGGAAGATGCGGTTGAAGAAGAACCAACCGGAGAAGCCGAGGAAACCGGCGACGAGAAACCAGAAGAATCGACCGAAGAACCAGAGGAGAAGACTTATGAGCTTCCTGATGGTAGGAAGGTTGACGGCGAGACACTAGCAAAGGAATGGAAAGAGAACTTCTATCCTGACTATACTAAAAAGTCTCAAGCTCTAGCCGATATAGAGAAAGGTAATATTAATCAAGAAGCTCCCGCAAAGCCATACGACGATCCTGATTGGCAACCAAAGGATTACGGAGAGGTCATAAATCTTGCAAAGCAGGAGGTATTGCAGGAAATAGACTCGAAGGAGAAAGCGTTTGCTGATAAACAAAAGGAGGTTGAGGAAAATATTTCTACCCAACTGGAAGAGATAAAGACCGAGGACCCTGATGTTGATGAGAATGTTTTATTCCAACATGCTAATAAATACGGATTTAGGGACCTGAAACTGGCGCATCAGAACATGAAAGATATGTCTGATACGGTAAAGAAGGTTCAAACCAAAACAGCCAAGGACATCGCTAAAAGGAATGATCCGGTTAGCGTTAATCCTGGTGCTGTAGGCGGTGATTCGGATCCTGGTCAATTTGAGAATGCGTTGGAGTATATGCGGAGCATAAAATAGTTATATGATTTTTAATGCAGCGGTTACCACGACTACTCGTGAGTTTATCATCAAGAAAGTGTTCGACCAAGTTACCACTGGTACACCTGGTTTGATGTCTTTCTTGCAAAAACCCAAAGAATGGACAACAGGTACTTCTTATAAATTCGCAATCAAATACCAAGACACCGATAATGGTGGGAATATGGGAGTTGCGGATAAATTAGATACCGACCGACAGAATGTTCGAGTACAAGCAGATTTCAACCTCAAGGCGGCAAATAAGCCGATTGTAGTTGCTATTGCTGAAACCACCGCAAACATGGGTGACGAACAGATTGTTAACTTACTAGATACTGAATTTGATTCACAAGCTCAATCATTGATTACCTTGATGGCTCAAAATCTTTATACCGGTAATGGTACAGGGAATGACTGGGATTCATTAGCAAATGCTGCTTCTGATTCCACTCTCTTTGCTTCATACGGTTCGTTATCACGTTCTACCTATTCAGCGTGGAACGGTTATTACTTAGCAGCTACAGGTGCTTTAACACTTGCAAAATTAGCTACGGCAGATGATGCAGTAACTATCGGTGTTGATTCTCCAGACTTATCTTTAACTACTAAAGCCGTTTGGTCCACCTATGAGTCACTATTGACTCCTTCTGTACGTGCTAATTTCTCTACTTCAGGATACCCAAGAATGAATGCCTTCGGAGGCGTTGCTGCGGTTCCTGGATTAGGAGGACAACAAGGATTTGTATATCTTACATTCCGTGGAACTCCTATTGCGAAAGACGAACAGGTTCCTAGTGGACAATACTTCCTAGTAAATACTAGCGGATTTGGATTTGTTGGCTTCAACTATGAAGACGAAAATATCATGACAGCAAACTTCAAGAAAACTACTGACGCTGTTCCTGCTGGTGTTCCAGGTAATGTTAAATCTACCCGCGGATTCCAGTTCAGAAAAATGATGAGTCCGGTAGATCAACTAACAAAGGTTGGTTATCTCATTTATGCAGGTGACTTTGTTGCTACTGCATGTAGATTACAGGGGACTTTAAATGCGGTTACTTAATAATTAATATTTCGCCTTTTACCGCGAGTTAATGACTACGCGAGAGGGAGAACTACAAAGGAAATATGGCAAATCAATTACTAGAAGATCACATACCGGTGGTTAAATTCGACGGATTAAATACCGCAAAAGATGGAACTTTATCAGGGGCGTATACCTTCTCTGGTGCTCTTACTTTATCCGGTGCTGTTGGCTTTACAGCCGGAGTAACAGGAATAAGAAGAACCGCTGAAATCCAACTTACAGGAACAGGAGACACGTTGACGACAGCAGAATCGGGGGCAACTATAATTGCTACCAAAGCATCTGCAACACAGACATTTGTGTTACCTTCTGCGGCAACGGCTGGATTGTTCTACACATTCATTTGTGGAAGTGCAGCTGGTGAGATCCTTATTAATCCTGATGGAACTGAGAATATAATCACAAAAGCAACTAACGACGCTGGAGCATCGGTTGCACCAGCCGGAGGTACGGGTATTAAAAATACAGCAGCAACTAATGTTCTTAATGATTACTTGACTTTAGTTTCTGATGGAGTGGATACCTGGTACACAGTAGCTCAATCTGGTATTTGGGCATCACAATAGAACTAATTAATTAAGGGATGCTATCCCGAATAGGCAACGGCTAAGAACCAATGCCTGCAAAAACATATGAATACAATTACATTTCAAAATGTATATCAAACTACTACTGCTAGAGGAGAGTTTAAATTAGGTCAACGGGCGGCTACGCCTGATGGACGAGAATGGCAATTTATCAAAGCTAACACAGCTATTGCTACTGGTCTTATCGCAGTACCTAATGCAGTCGCTTCTGCTGATACTTGGTCCTCGGGTGTAGATGCACGGGGACGAATCGTTTATCTCACTGAATCTGGATCTGCGTTTACCATAGGACAGTTTGAAGATGGAATCGGTGTTGTAGATGCTGGTACAGGAGTAGGTCAAACATTCAAGATTCGCACAAATAACGCGACTCAATTGACCCTTTATCCTGAAACAGCCCTTGGAACTGCATTAGATGTAGCTGACTCAGACATCACAATCATGACTATGTCAGAATGTGATCCTGCAGCTATTACTTCTAAGGTACAGATGGTTCAAGGTGCAGCTCAGGTTGCCTTTTCGGCTGCTGACTATGGTTGGATCATCACAGGTGGTGACGGTCGTGCGGTTGCTGGTGAAGCTCTAGTTGTAGGTAAAGGATTTGTTTCCGGTGATGACACCGTTGGACAAGTTCTTAAAGCAACTACAGCAAAAGGTCCATTTGACGAACAGCTACTTGGTTACGCTATCGTTGCAAACGGTTCAGCTGACGAAGGTGCGTTGGTCCGATACGACATACGCTAAGTGTATTACTTCTGCTCCTCGGTGGCGGGGAGTGGAACGTAGAGCATTTAGTTCTATCTCTGGAAAGACAAAGCCAGGGTTTATAAAGGAAAAAGTATATGCAAGATCAAGTCGTGAACCAAAACGATTTCAAGGTTGTCTCTTTTCACAACCCGACTGATTTCCACTTCACTCCTGATATGGGGTGTATGTACGGAGGTCAAGGAATTAACGGAGCTACTGGTAATCCTGGGGTACAAGCAGGAGAAACCATGACGCTTCCCTATCATGTAGGAAGGCTGTTAGCTAAAAATCTAGCTAAACAGGTACTCAATACATCGGAGCCAGCGACGGTAGATAAAAAGGGAGTCCCTACTGGAGTTCCTATATGGAACGAAGAAAGTTTACAGAAGTTGACAGAAAGTTATTTGACTGATTTATACTCAGAAGAAAAACCGGCTGTACAATCTGAAACTCAGGTATTACTTGGGAAGGTAGAAGAATACAGAAAACTCACAGAAGATCTATTGAATAAGGTTGGCGATAAAGAAAAAATACCAACTTCTGATGAACCTCCTAAGGCAGATGAGAAGAAGGTTTATTTAGATAAACAAGAGGTTCTAGCAGAGTTAGATAAACGACAAATTAAACACGATAAACGGGCTAGTAAAGTTGAGTTAGAGAAGCTTTTAGCTTAATTAGGAAAGGGCTTTCTTATGAAACATACAATCACAAAAGACGAGATGAAATCTAAGAAAGCCCTTGCTGATATTAACCTAAAGGTTAGTGAGGCAAGGAATGAGCTATTTGAAATGCAAGCAGAGGAGGCTGTTTATATAGAAGAACGAGAGAAGCGGGTGGTAGCGAAGATAAAAAAGGCCGTACAGGATAGCGAAGCGATGGTGAAGGAGGCCGAGAGCAATCATGGTGATATAAAGGTGCTTGCGAACGGGTTATCTGATTTCGCAGATAATCTAAACCAAATACATGCTGGATTTAATGAGATGTACGAAGAGTTCAATAAAAGGAATGATGCTTGGGAGAAAGACCTTAATAATCAGCAAGCAAAAATAGAACAGACACGAAAAGAATACGGTATTGTAAAAGATAAATTAGAAAATGATAAGAAATCATTAAAAAGATCGCAGCGCAAGTTGGCAGCAGACAAGGTTAAACTAGAATCTCAACGCCAGTCTTTAAAACTCGCCTACGATGAAATTAAGAATAAATCAATATGAGTGATGAATTTTTCCAAAGAGATGCCAACCATGTCCCGATAACCACGCTAGGGTTAGTAGCATCTAAACCTATCACCTACGCAGCCGGAAGTACGGGTGCCACGGGCGTAACGACGTTATTTACCGTCACTGGGATTGTTGCAGTTAATTTG